GTAAGTATGGAAAAACCTCAGACCACTCATCAGTATTACACGCACTCAATATGTTTGAGATATACTTAACTACAAATAAAACTTTAGGAAAGTGGCTGACAATGCTTACAAAGAATATTAAAGATGTAAACAATGAGGCCAAGATAGAATTTATAAAACTTAAAGTAAATTATTTAAGTGATGAAAGTATAAAGACAATGGTAGAGCTGGTAGATACAATGGAACAAAAAGAATTTGAAACAATCGAAAATTAATTAAATTTTACGATATATAGATATAAACAGAATTAATTAATTAATGTTTTATTAATTTTTACTATGGACGGAAGAAAAAATAATGGAGGCCATTCTACAAAAGGACGAGCAGGTAGAAAACCTAAAACACAAGAAAAAGAACTCATAGAAAAACTTGATAACATAATCAACAATGAAGAGGTAATAAAAAAACTAAAACATTTAATTGATAAAGGAGATATGAGAGCTTTGAATTTATATATGGGTTATAGGTACGGCAAACCAAGAGAGACTAAGGACATTAGTATAAACGAGGATATGCCGTTATTTATAGACTGATGTTTACCAAAACTACGGCACTCGACAAACTTAGAGGCCTTGATAAAAGACTACGAATAATTAGAGGAGGCTCGTCAGCAGGAAAGACTATTGCAATACTTATGATCTTGATAGATTATGGTATGCGTTATCCATTTAAAGAAATAAGCGTTGTTGCAGAATCAGTACCACACTTGCGTAGAGGAGCTTTAAAAGACTTTCTCAATATACTTAAGGTATTGAATAGGTATGATGAAAGAAAGTTCAATAGAAGTATCTTAAAATACGAATTTAGTAATGGTAGTTATATTGAGTTCTTTAGCACAGACCAACCAGACAAACTGAGAGGTGCAAGAAGAACAGACTTATTTATCAATGAGTGTAATAATATTAGCTTTGAGGCCTACCAACAATTAGCTGTAAGAACATCAGGTAATATATGGCTTGACTATAATCCAACTAATTTGTTTTGGGTAGATAAAGAATTAATAGGCCAAGAAGATACAAACTTCGTAACACTTACTTACAAAGACAATGATAGTTTACCAAAGTCTATAGTAAAAGAAATAGAGAAAGCAAGAGTAAAAGCTAAGACATCTACATATTGGGCTAATTGGTGGAAAGTATATGGACTTGGAGAGATAGGCAGTTTAGAGGGTGCTTGTATTCCTGACTGGAAGTCAATAGATAAATTACCAGATGATGCAAGGCTTCTTTGTGCAGGTCTTGACTTTGGATATTCTGTTGATCCCACAACCTACATAAGATTATACAAATGGAACAATGCTTATATATTTGATGAGCTGCTTTATAGAAAAGGTATGTTAAATAGAGACATAAGTAATTTTATAACTGACAGCAGAGCATTAGAACATATTTACGCAGATAGTGCAGAACCCAAATCAATACAAGAGATTAGAAGTTACGGCCATAGAATATTCCCTGTAACAAAAGGTAAAGATTCTGTAATCTATGGTATAAACCTTATAAATCAGAATGAAGTGTACGTAACATCAAGATCGAAGAATTTAATAAGAGAATTACAAGGATACGTATGGGATAAAGATAAAGAAGGAAACAATATACAGAAACCTACAGGCCTACATCCTGACTGCATTGATGCAGCTCGATATGCACTTATGATGCAATTAGAAAGGCCAAACAAAGGTAAATATGTTATAAGATAGTTAATTAAGTTTGAAGATAAATTTTAATTGAAAACCCTTTGCTTTTTTTATGCCTTTATACTTTTCTTTCAAAAAATCCCATCTTCTAGTTTTATGCCTATGCCACATACTTACAGGATGTATTCTTTCTCCTGTAGGTAAAATGTAAAAATCAGCTTTTAATTTATCAATAAGTTTATAATTTGCTGCTTTATATATTGTACCTGTATTACCTACAGATGTATCGCAATAAGATATTAAATACTTAATTTCAGGAAAAACCAATTTTAAATATTTATGTAAACAAGATATTACTATTGTTTCAGAATATTTAGGCATTTCGTCAGACAACCACATACGATCAAACTCTCTTACTTCTTTATAATCAAAGTAGCCTTTTGATTTAGGCCTTATACCATAACCCAACTGTAAAACACCATTTATTTTATTATTGTAGTAAACCAAAAAAGATAAAAAAGAATTAGTAGTTGGTTTTTTTGAATAATGATATTTACAAACTAAATTGTCAGCTTGACTTTTATTTACTTTAAGAATTTTTATATTTTTACTTATTACTTTTATACCTATAGGATAATCAAAAATGTCTAGAATTACTTGTTTTTTAAGTTTGCTCATATAAACAAATATAAAAAAAAGTTATTAAAATTTGTGGATAATTAAAAAAAGTGTATCTTTGAGTATAATTTAAAAAACAAAACATACAAAAATGGAAAATACAATTATAAAAAAACCAAAATACAAAGTCGGTCAAATAGTACTGCATTGGGACGGCACGATATATAATGATGCTCTTTTAATAGCTGGTATCAAAGGAGAATATTATATGGTCGTTAATTTAAATGATGTCTTAAAACAAAGTAAACATTCAATATATGAAATTGAAATTAAAGATGTTGATGAATGGACTCGTAGAATATGGGATAATTATTATGAATTAAGAAATTCTAATATCAAAGTTGATTACTATGATAGAACTGATTTAAAATTTTAAAAACAAAACAATGAGTAAAATAGATATATTTATAAACACAGAGGATTACAAAAATCCTAAAGTAGAAATCACAAAAAAGAAAAACATAATATATTGTCATAAATCACAAAAATATTATTGGGATGATGGCTTTGTTAGAAGTTTCGAAAAAGTCATTTTGTATGATGTTACTTGGGAACAAGCTAAGTCAAAATATCCTAAGTGTGTAAAAGTGCTTAATTAAATAAATGTCAGATATTAAATTTTTCATAAAAGCATTACTACTTTGGTTAGCATTTTATATAGGAGTATACATTCAGTTAATTAGTTAGTTGTTTAATTTAATTGCAACATATTTAGTTTAGTTTTTCATAATAACTGAATGATAGGAGGTCTCAAAACGGCCTCCTTTTTTTTTGTCAAAAATCCACTTTAGATTTCGATATATATATATGAGAGTTAAAATAACTGTACCAAATGATTTGTCAGAAATCAAATTATGGCAGTATCAGAAGTTTGTCAAGATACAAGAGGATAATACAGACGAAAACTTTCTAGCTTCTAAAATGATAGAAATATTTTGTGGTATAAGTCTCAAAGAGGCCTACACATTAAAAGCAAAAGACGTTCATAGAATTACAGGAATACTTGCAGATATGTTTGAACAAAAGCCACATATCAAAACAAGGTTTGTACTCAATGGTATAGAGTATGGTTTTATACCAAACCTAGATGATATGACTTTGGGAGAATATGTTGATCTTGATACTTACTTAGGTAAATGGCAACAAGTAGAAAAAGCTATGGCAGTTCTTTATAGGCCAATTATAAACACTTATAAAAACAAATATACCATAGAGGAGTATAAAGCAGAAGGTCAAGATGTATATAAGGATATGCCAATGGATATTGTACTTGGTAGTATGCTTTTTTTTTATCGTTTAGGAATCGACTTGTCGAGGCTTATGACAGTTTATTTGGAACAGAACAAGGAGAAGCCCTTACCTCCGTCTCTCAATTTGGGCAAAAATGGGGATGGTATCAATCAATTTTTGCACTCTCTCAGGGGGATATTAGACGATTTGAGCATATCGTTGAATTAAATGTACATAAGTGTTTGACTATGTTAAGTTTTATGAAAGAGAAAAGCGAATTAGAATCAAAACAATTAAAAAATAGAACAAGATGAGTAATCAAGGTATAAGAGGGTTTTATCAACTTACAACAACTATAAAAGACAACCTGTTAAACGACAGCAATATCAATACAGTTACAACAGGAGATATAACAGATATTGATTTGAACAAACAAACAATATTTCCTCTTGCTCATATTATAGTAAATAACGTAACTACACAAGAACAAGTATTGTCTTTTAATATTACAATTATGGCTATGGATATGATAAATGAATACAAAGATGCAGAGACAGATATATTTGTAGGAAATGACAATGAACAAGATGTTCTGAATACACAGTTGGCCGTACTTAATAGAATTATAGTATTACTAAGAAGAGGTAGTTTATATACAACCAAATACCAATTAGATGGAGACCCTTCTTGCGAACCTTTCTATGAAAGATTTGAAAACAAGTTAGCAGGATGGGCAGCTACAATGAATATACTAATAGAGAATGATATAAGTAAATGCTGATGGAATTACAAGAAACACAAAAGATATTAAACAGTTTTGCTAAGTATGTAATTCAACAATCAAGAAGCAATCTTACAAAAACAAATAAGAATGTTTCCAAGAAACTATATAACTCTCTTGACTATAAAATATTGTCAGATAGTTCAGGTTTTATCTTACAATTCTTGATGGAGGAATATGGTGCGTATCAAGATCAAGGTGTTTCAGGTACAAAGAAGAAGTATAAGACACCTTTCAAATATACAACTAAGAGACCACCTTCATCAGCTTTTGATAAATGGACAGTAAGAAAAGGTATTGCACCAAGAGAAGAAGGAGGTAGATTCACAAAAAGAAAAGGCTTAAATTTTATTATAGCCAAATCAATATTTGAACAAGGCATTAGGCCAAGTCTATTTTTTACAAAACCTTTTGAGAAACGATTTAAAACTTTACCCCCAGAATTAATAGCAGCATTTGTAAATGATGCAGAAAAAACAATAGAAGATGGCAATATATAAAGTAAACATAAACAGTCCTGTATATGTAAAAGTTGCACACGCATCATTAGCGAGTTGTACTCTTACAATTTCAATATATTCAGGAACATACCAAACAAGTCCAAGTACAACTTATGCACTAAGAAAAAACGAAGTAGCAAACAACAACTTTGTAATATTTGAGATAGGAGAACTGATAAAAGATTATATCACATATAGTTTCAATGGTACGTTTGGAAACAATGGATTAAACCTTTGGGTAAAGACTGTTGCAACTCCAAATGACGGATCGTCAAACTTGAGTGCAGTAACAACAAATATGTTGGCCTTTGATGGTGTAGGTTATTTTGAAAATGGTTTTACAACAGAAACACAGACAAATAGTGGAACAACTGTATCTCTTAGTAGTTTTGTAGGTAGCACATCTGTATTGATGTCAAACAATAAAATATTTAGAGAAAGCCAAGAGATTCTAAAAATACCTGTATTAGCAAACCTTAGTGTAAATTCAGGTGCAGATACTTTGGCAGGAGCAACAACAGTCAATTTTAAAAATGGCTCAAGCACAGTAACAAGTGTTACTGTAGGTACAGGAATAGATACAACAAATACAGCAATAGAATATGCAACAAGTAATACGGCCACACTCACAAGCGTAGATATTGTAAAAGGAGGCACTACAGAAACGATACTAATAGAAGAACAGCCTTGTAATAAATTTACAAATCTACCTGTAACATTTGTCAATAGATTCGGTGCTTTGCAAAGAGTAAACTTTTTTCTAAAATCTATAGAAAGTATTGATGTACAAAGAGAAGAATATAAAGCAAATACATTAACAACAGGTGCGAGTTATTCTATAAATAACCATCAATACAAAACAAGAAATGTAATGAGTAGAGAAAGCATAGTACTAAATACAGGCTATGTTAATGATAGTTACAACCAAGTAA